ACTTGGCTGCAATTTCTGCAAACGAAAGTATTCCTTCTTCCAAATCACATTGGATATCAATAGCTAAGTCGGACATGCGGCTCATAGGGATCTCCAAACCATCAAGTCAAGCACCAGCACAGCAAGGGCTAGTGCATAAACAAACCCGAATACGAAAGGTTTAACATCTGAATTCATATTTGATTTCTCTTTCAACATGTATACAGTATAACAGGACTGGTACTTATGTCAAGTAATACCAGACTAAAATAATCAAGTAATTATCTGAAAGCCCCACAGCCCCATTATACAAAAGTATTACAAGACTTGTCAAGTGTTATTTTTGGTAAACTTCAATCAGGCTGATAATGGTCAATCAGCGCAGTCTGCAGGCGCAGAGCGGCATGGCAAATCTGAAAGGTTTCTCCCTCTAGGGAAAGGTCCGCTAGAGTTTCTAAAAGGGATTTTAATTGCGTTTCATCCATGAGTAATTCTCCGTAAAGATTAATTATACCACAAAAAGATAATCCTGTCAAGTGTTGACAAATGCGGGAAAACGTGTTATAATTGAAGGTTAAGCATGGCGCCTACGTCCGGTGCAACAATGCTCATTGGAGATGGATATCCGAAAAAGACCTCTCCAAACGCTTATGGCCATTAGGTTATTCCGGGTTGTTTTAAATTCTTCTTTGATATCTTGCAAGTCACCCACTCGTTATAGAATGCATCACTCAGCAGGGCGCCCAATGCAAAGATATAGTGAGTTTCCCAATATGAACACTCGGAGCGATTACGACAAAACCGCACAATGGTTCGTGTGAAATTATCTTCGCCGTGGTTCTTCACATCCTCTATCAGCATCTTATTAGAACCCCAATAGGTCTCCCAATCGCTTGCTTTACGGATCTTCTTTCGCTTGCCCTTTACGGTTTTGTATGCGGCCTTAGTCAAGTATTTGCGCCCAATGTATCGGCGCCCATTAGTCAAATTCTCTATGATATAAACGAACCCGTATGCATCGCCAATCACTTCATCACTCACGCTCTCATTGTTATAGGTCCAAGTCATCGGAATCCTCACTCTCTTCCATTATGTATTCGCTACAGAATGGGCAAAAGGTTGGATCATCTGGCGCTTGGTCGCCATCGTATACTATTTTAAATTGGGCCTCGCAGTTGTCGCAGGTGTGCTTTAGTGTCTTCATTAGGATCTCCATATATCGTTTCCGTCGCTATATGTATCTCCGTTATCTTCATCATGGTGTACCGGAATGTCAAGCATCCAGTCTTCGTCCTTTAAGGTGTATTCGCCGCTTCGGTCATTGGCCCTCTCTCTGTTAATGGCTCTCATAAAGTCTCGGCTCATTGAGGCCGTTGCAAGGCCTTCTGGCGATTGGTGATATGCTTTTAGTTTCTCACTCTTGGCCTGTCGGATCTCTGGCGTTTGTTCACGGGCATTGGCACAGGAGTACCCGCAGAATGGTCCTCTTTTTTTGTGAGTGATCCCACACTTAGGGCATGTCTTTATAGCTGGCATTTCTCGCTAGTTCGGTTGCGGTGCGTTAATCGCTCAGGAAATTAGCTAATCCAGTGGACTGTTTATTCAATCTTTTTTTGTGTGATTGGCTCATTTTGGCTCTAGTCTCGGGAGTATGTTTTCTGCCTAACGATTTCTTTCTATTTTTTTCCACATGTTCGGGTGATTGTTTTCTTCCCAACCCCGCTTGGCTTATTTTGGCTCTAGTCTCGGAAGAATGTTTATAACCGATTAGTTTGCCTAAATGAGATTTACTTAACTTTTCTTTATGTTCTTGTGATAATTTTCTTCCCATTAAACTTTGGCTTATTTTCTTTCTTCCTTCTTCTGATATTTTCATTCCCATTCTTGATTGAGACATTCTCGCCTTTGTCTCAGGTGATTTTTTTCTTCCTTTACTAGTTTGGCTTATTTTCTTTTTCGTTTCATCTGGAAATGGATTAATACTAAATCGTTTTAACTGACCTTCTGTAATTTTGGCCCTAGATTCAGGAGAATGTTTATATCCAGCAAAGGCTCGTTTTCTTTTTTCTATTGTCTCGGCCGATGGATTTTTTCCAGCAAGTGATATTTTTTTTCTTGTTTCTTCGGATACTAATACTCCAGATGCTCCTTCACCACCATCTGTGAGATTTCTTAATATTCCAGTGCCATTATCTTTTCTACCATATTCAGCTATTAATTCTTTTTCCCGTTGAAAGGATTCTTCTTCCGTCAAATTGGTGTAAGGAAATACTATTCTATCTTTAGAAGGTTTTGGTATAGTTCTTGCTACACTATACGCTCTCTTACCTTTTCCTTTACCCACATAATATGGCGTACCGTCCTCTCTTAGGTACATGTAAACATAAAATTTATTCATCTTTCTTTTCGCTTCTGTACATACTCATTATCCCCACAGTCAATAGGAACCACCATGCTGACCAATCGTATTCTATGATAAGATACGCTGTTCCCGCAAATAGGCATAGATTATATAATGCGATTATTAATACTGTGATAGGATTTACCATTCTTCTACTCCCACGACTGGCACTACCACTTTGCACATTGTACCATTGATTGCGGTATTATACTCCAAGTCAATACAATATCCAATAGAATTTTGTTTATATACCAGATTGAAATATTGTATTTCATGGGCATTTAATACTTTGGTGATTTCTTCTATATCGCTTTTGTTTAAGGCTATCTTACTCATTTAATAATGTCCTGCTTTCAACGTCCCAATAGATTTCTACCGCTCTCCTAGCATAATCTGAATCAATAAAGGTACCTAGAATATACTCGGTTTCTTTGTATATCTTGGCTCCCCATATACTGTTCTGAGTGCCGACCTTGTAGGATGCGCCTATGATTTTACCATCAATATCATCATAATATACCCATTGAGAGTATTCTTTTTCTTGCCACTTTTTCATCTATCAATCCTTGGTGGGCTAGGGAATGCAAATACCGCTTGAGGATTTAACTCCTCGGTATTTGTCAGGCCCTCTATAATCTCCTTAAGGCGGATTATTTCTTGCTCTAGTTCTTTCACATATTCATCAATATCATTATTATACATAAACGTCTATCCTTTTACCTTTGTTTGGATGCTCGGTTCTCTTTTGATTTGCTTTTCTAATATACTCTTGGTGCTCATTTCGAATCTTGTCTTGTTGGTGTCTGATCCGTTGTTGATCTATTCTCTGTTGGACTGGTGATATTTTCATGGGTATTGTAATCCGTATTCTATAAAAATGTTTTTTAATGTAACCATGTATGGCATCTTTGCTTTTATTGATAGGATATCCAGTATTTGAAGGATATCTTTTCTCTCACGCCAGGAGCCATAGAACCAGCCTCCCACTTCCTCATGACCAAAAAACGTATCAGGACCTGGTACGTAAATAAAATCTTTTCTTTCATATAACACCGGAAATGCTTTCAATTTACTTTTTACAAAAAATTCAAATTCGGAATGAGTGCCTGTAATAATAAATTGTTTCATTGATTCTTCTTTCCATACATTAATTGCATCGCATCAAATACACAATCATCCACTGGATTGTGCTTTGTAATATGTAGCTTTGAATCAAAGGCTTCTATCCAGCCTGGTGTGTCCACTTCAACGTATCCATTCTTGGTACCATATAGAAAATCTACCGCAGTTCTTACATCACGCCATCTAGCATACGACCAGATATTCTCAAGGCCCATTTGATCCTCAATATGGCTCAGTACCATCTGATCCAAATTACCACGGGCCCATACCCAACAATCATTATCACTCTTTGATTTGGCCCATTGGCTCATTGCACCATGACCCAATTCAAATGGCACATCATTTACATGTGGCTTAAATGATTTGTTCCGTGCGTTCTCGCATTGTTTGGACCACCATTCAACGGTACCTTTGTCCACTCTCCGATTGAATTCTTTGATTTGTTGCTCGGCCTTGAATTTGGCAAAGAATGCGGACTCTCGCAACTGTGTGTGGCTCGGCTCTTTATCGGGATCAAAATAGATTGCGGCCATAGACAAAATCACTGCATCGGAATCTTTACCGAGCGTTTCAACATCAAATATAAACATACTATCTCATTTCAATTAGATTATCCCTAAAAATAGTCCATGTGTTTTCCCATGACCATTTCATTGAATGAATTGTAACATCATTCCGATTTAATGTCAAACACTTTTCAACCGATTCGGAAAGATTACCAGATAGATATCCAGTCTTTCCGATATCTACCACATCCAAAGGACCAGCAACAGGATATGCAGCCACCGGTGTGCCACAAGCCATCGCTTCAACCATTACCAATCCAAATGTTTCCCACCGACTTGGAAATACAAATACATCTGCATTTGCATACCATATAGCCAAATCACGGCCTGTTTTGAATCCAGTAAAGATTACATCTGGATATTTCTTTTCATATTCCGCTTTCATTGGTCCATCACCGACCATGACCTTCCGTGCATTTGGATAATCCAAATTAAAAAAATCTTCTAGGTTCTTTTCTTTACTCACACGGGATACACACACCAATAAAGGCTTATCGTCTTCATACATCTTTGGATAACTTGAATGAAATATCTCTCTATCAACACCACGGGTCCATGGTATAATATTTGATTGAAATCCATGGTCAAGTAAATCATTGACCATTGTGTCGGTTGTTGTCAATACTTTACCCGAATGCTTATGAAACCAACGGACATAAGCCCATGTGATAAACTCAGGCACACCAGTAAGTTTCTTTATGCCCTCAGGAAATTTAGTGTGATAAGCAGTATTATACCGATAGCCACGTTTGTCAAGATATTGTCTAGCACACAAACCAAGAGGACCCTCTGTGGCAATATGGATATAAGTCGGACATATCTCCTTAATCTTCTTGCCCAGTGCCCTCGGATAGGCAATCTTGACCTCGTTGTAGCCAGGGCAATTAACATAGCGGAAGTCCCCGGGATTGAGATAAACAAAGTTATAACCATCCAGAATCGCATGTGCCTCAATATTCTTGTATGTTGTAACGACACCATTGATTTGGTCATCTAGGTTGTCGGTGATGATGAGGATAGTTTTTGACATTGCCCTGTTACCTTAAAACTTTTAAACTTCAATTCGTATTTCATTGTAGCCAAAACCTTTTCACAGGTTTGCTTATCATCAAATAGCATTTCTATGCGCCCAGGCTGGTCGCTTGGATTATTCGTGTGGATCGCTAACAGTATCAGTAACCACATCGTCTTTCTCCTTGGTCCATGTAATTATTTCCCAACGACCATTATGATGTTCAACTAATGCTGTACATGATTCAACCCAATCACCATCATTCATGTATGTAACGCCATCTATTTCTTTTATCTCTGCATGATGGATATGCCCACAGATAACACCATCAAAGCCACGTTTCTTACAGTATGCGGCTAAGTTCTTTTCAAACTGGAATATAAAATCTACCGCTTTCTTTACTCTTCCTTTGAGATACTGGCTAAGACTAAAGTACCTAAAACCAAAGCGGTGCAATAACCAATTAAGTTTACTATTGAGTGATAGAACCACATCATATGCTTTATCTCCTAAAAATGCTAACCATGGTGCAAGTCTTGTAATACCATCAAATAAATCTCCGTGCGTAACAAGATAGTGTTTGCCATCTGCACCGATGTGTTCCATTTGATTGTGTATTTCTATTAGACCGAAACTGAAATTGTATGGTATCATTGGTCTAAGGAATTCATCGTGATTGCCTGCTATGTACAGTACCCGAGTTCCTCTTTTTGCATGACCCAACACTCTACGTACCACGTTAGTGTGTGATTGCTTCCAACGCCATTTGTTTTGTTGTATTCTCCATGCATCTATTATATCACCGATTAGATATAATGTATCGCATGAATTATTCTTGAGAAAATTATTTAACTTCTCGGCCTGACATTCGTTTGTCCCGAGATGCACATCGGATATGAATATTGAACGATATGTTTTGTTGCTCATTCATTATGTAGATTACTGGATGGTTGAAATAAAATTGACACAAATCAAATAATCTGTTCGGTCCGTTTCTTGTGCCCTATACCAACATCAAGTCCGAATAATGTAAAGCCTCGGTAGTTGTCTTCAGATTCAGCCTTTATCATTCTATTTGCCAATTCAAACTTAATATACTTTACTTCTTCACTCTCATAATATTTACCATCATTGCCTGGGTATGATTTCCATTTGATACTATATGCGATTACTAACTCATATTTGTTTAGTATTAACCGTTTAGTATATTGCATTCAATCCATTCTAAGTTCATACCAAGATTGTAGCGCATGATTAGGACCTACTGAATAATAAACGCCATTCGGAACAATTGTACAAAGCATGTAAGTTCCACCACCACCACCAAAATATGGATTATATGCCAGACCGAAGCCAATATAAACTGTCAAAAAATTGCTGGTAGATGCCACAAGAGTTATAGCTACTGCTATTGGATATCCTGATGTGTTTTGATAAATGGTTCCGATTGCCCGTGACGGTGCTGTCCATTTGTTTGTCATTCCGGGAACGAGATGATATCCACCAACAAATTGGCGGCGAAGTGTGGGAGATTTACCTCCTGGAATATTGTCTGGCCACAGCATCTGTGGTGTGTTGTTCACCGCATCTCCAGTAAATGGCGGCGTGGTTAAAGGCGATCTACCTACTGGTGTTATAGTTATTGCCATATTATTTTTCCATTAAACTCTTAGTTCAAACCAGAGAGAAAGTGGCCAAGAGGGACTGTTAATTCCATATGTTGAACCTGTAGGAACAATGCAATGTACACTAGAGTTGCCACCACCGGAACCATTGAATGATGTAGTAGAAATATTAACACCATCTATTTGAAATACACAAGCATTTGATGCTATACCTGCCATTATAACAAAAACCGCAAGAGGTCGACCGGTGGAATTTGTATATGATACATCTATTGACCGACTTGACGTTACATTTTGCCAGTAAGTACCAAAGCCGAGGGCAAAGTTACTAGCCGCTTTTTCTTGTATACCGATGGGAAAATTTATCCCAGTACTAGTAAAAGTTATTGGCATTTTAAATGGTATATCCTATGCTAAGTTCCCACCAACCAGCAAAAGGCCAAAATGTATATGGCAGGCTATATGTAGCTCCAACCGGAACAATAATACAAAAGCCCGGTGCGCCAACTGCATCGCCATTATATCCAAGTCCAAAATCGTTGCTAACACCGAAGGAATCAATTCTCATCACTAAAGCATTGGATGCACTAAAGTTATTATATACCATAACCATTATCGGTGAGCCTGTGCTGTTCGTATATGTTGTTGCCAAAGCCCGTTCTGATGTTTTATTTTGCCAGGATGATTCAACACCTAACGCATATAAATCCGTAGATTTATATTGTACGCTACCATCGTTAAATGTTACGAAATCCGCCCCTAATGTCGTTGCCATTTATTTACAGCCTCAATTAAAAATTATTTCCATTCCACAACCGGTTTTGTTGGCCACACTGGATCCACGGTTGGATTAATAAAAATTTTACGAACAGCCTCCCTATATGCAAGAAATTCGGTCCGAGAAGAATCGGTTAATTGCATTGAAACATCGGGCAACTGTGTGTAATCTGTTTTCATAATTAATCCAAGTGCTTCATTCTTAACTCTGAAAAGAAGAACCTCTTCCGATGGAGGAGGAGGCCAGTTACCCGTCATGTCTTCCCAATTTTCTTCTTGGGCCTTTTGAATGTATGGCAATGCATTTTCCTCTTCTTGGTCGTAAGCATGTACATTACCAGTAGATGGATTTTTGAAATATAAATAAGACATTTTTATCCTTTATGATATAAATTTTTAGAATTCTCTATGGTCTTGATGAACCGTTGCATCTTTTTCTATGACTATATTTATATAGTCCACCGCACCATCTTCCGAATCGCAATATCGGATAATCGTCTGGCCAGTATATTTTGAGGTAAAAATTAGAAGAATGCCGCTGTCTTTATAGATGGAGAATTTAATAACCCAGCCGTTGCGAACAACTGGGTTAAAGCAATTGAGATTACTCTTTATTTCCTGCAGGCGCAAGGTCTGAGAATTCTTCAACGATTTTTCTTGCATTTTTGCTAAGTTCCGATCCCATAAATGTTAGCCCATACGTATATGTAGCATAATCGGAACCTATAAATTTGTTGAATGCTTTGACGCCAGCATTGAATGCTTGTTCGTTTGCATCAATCATTGCGATTGTGAATTCTTTTGATTTGGTTTGAATTTGTGTGATATCCATTTTGTTTCCTTATTGATAAGCGATTGGTGAATTAAATTCCTTAATAAGCAATTTTAATTCGTGGTAAAGTTCTTGTATATGATTTTTCATTTGATATGCACTCCTTTTGGCTGTGTCATACAAATATATATGCAACAACTAAGTGTTTTCACTAGTATTCCGTGTCTAATTTATAGCTTGGGCTCGTTTGTTTTATCAACTGGCTTTGGCACTGCGGATGCATCAATGAATCTATACTGTGGTATGATCCATTCAATGGGTTTCCAAAACTTGTGGTAGATATTATTCATTAACAATACAAAGACGCCAATTATACAAACACCAAGCCCAATAAAAATTGAGCCGCCCAAAAAATACAGTGCTACATCTATATCCATTACCATTTTTCCTTTGCTTTTTTCGCTTCACTTACAATTTTCTTAATTACTTCCCAAGTTGGCTGTGCTAACCAACCGACAAATGCACCGTATATGAACCATTCAAGTTGAACCATAATGTGTCCTTAATATTCTCACTTGGTCATCGGAAGTTACATAACACCTTGCATGTAATTTGAATGAATCGGTGTTTAAATCCCGAATTTTGGTAAACTCTATCAGTTTATTTTCCATCATAAACTTAACTAATGCTGTTGCCATTCTTCCTTTAATAGCATCCTTAAAATCTTCATCAGTTAAAAATCTATCAGTATCAGCAAATGTTATATTAAACGATGTGCCTACTAATTTACCACCAATAGGATAGTCTTTTGTATTGAATGTAAATTCTTCATCAGCCCAATTAAATTGTGCTGGATTATTTGCAATCATGTTTGCTATCGCCATTAGATACCCTTGA